AATAATGAAGTAAGTATTTTAGATGTTGGGCAAGGTGACTCATCTCTTATTAGATTAAAAAATAAAAATATATTAATTGATACGGGAGGAAATATTAATTATGATATATCTAAGAATATACTTATTCCATACTTTAAATCAGTAGGTATTAAAAAAATAGATTATTTAGTTTTAACTCAAGGACACCTAGTGTTATGCACTCGAAATTATTTAAAAAAAACTAACCAATTATCATTAATATTATCAAAATCTTGTTCAATATGGTCAATATATTCATACCAAAACAATCTCTTATGTTTTCTATCTAATTTATTATAAATATCTACGACATTGGCATCTTTAATTATTTCTTTATATTTATAAAGATTACGATTAGAATCAAGTTCATCATCTATCTTTAGTTCTTTAATTTTGTTTTTTGTATCTAAATAATCATTATCATATTTTTCTCTAGATATTCTACCATCAAGATATAACTCATTTAATCTCTCTAATTTATCTTTAAGATTAGTTATTTTATTAATGTTATTAGTTTTAGTTTTTTTCTCTTCTGCAGTTTCTATTGAAATAACATGTTCATTTAATTTAGCAAGAAAATTATCAATCATCCATCTTTCAAGTTTATCTTCGTTAATAGTATGATTATTAGAACATCTACAATCTAAAAAATGATTACAACATTTATAAGTACCATATCTTATAATTTCAGTCACTACACCTCGTTTAGTATGTTTTCTAGATGCTCTAGAGCCACCCATTCTACGACCACAATCATAGCACCTAATTAATCCACTAAAAATAAATACATGTCCTGATGGTTTATTAGGTCTATGGTTTTTCTTAATGAGTTTAATGATATTATCTTGTCTTTCTTTAGTGATATATGGTTCGCAATAATCTTCGACATCACGATAGACACCATGATACATACTATTTTGTAGCATCTTTTTAACTCTCTCATAGCCAATAGGTCTATGAGGATATGTTTCGTTAAGATATTGAGTAGTGGCTCTTAAAGATAATGTTTCTTCAAACTTTTCAAACATATCAATAGCCATTTGAGATAGGGCAGGGTCTTTCACAACTCTCTTATTTTGTTTTTCACCTGCTACCATATATCCTACAGGCAAAGCACCTGAAATAGGTCTTTTATTTCGTACCATATTTTCAAAATTAAATTTAATCCTATCAGATGTTTGGTCTGATTCATTTTGTGCGATAGATAACTTAATGTTAAGATATAAACGACCATTAGAAGTAGATGTATTAAAATCTTCATCAGAACATTCCCAATCAACATTGTGTTTATCAAGAATATCTTGAATACGATAATAATCAGCGACATTACGAAACCATCTATCAAGTCGCCAAATGATAATTCTATCAATTTTATCATCTTTAACATCATCAAGTAATCGCAACAATTCTTTACGATTAAAAATCTTAGTACGAGCAGACTTTCCCTCATCTGCATAGACATCTACTATTTGATAATTATGTTCTTTTGCCCAGGTTATTAATCTAGTTTTTTGACTATCTATTGAATAACCATGTTTGGCTTGTTCCTCAGTAGATACTCTTATATATATTCCAACTCTAATTATTTTATTCATTTTATTATAACCTCTTTTCTTTTTATTGAAAATTTGTTATAATGATATAGAAAAATCCATAAACATTATAACCTTATTTTGTTTATTTAGTTTAGCGACTAATTTGTGATTTTTCATTCGGCTTACTGTTCCAGCAGTAAGTCTTTTTTTATTGTTCATATAATTCTAATGCAATATCAATTCCATAGTTTAATTCAACTGTTTCCATCTCATCATCAAAATTAACTCTTTTACCTTTTCCACCAGTTAAATTAACATTTTCTTTATATTCATATTCAGGATGTTCTTCTTTATATTTTAAGAAGTCTGATACTTCATTTATATTTTTTTTAGGTACATATCCTACCATTATTAATTTATTTTCGTCGGATAAATCATCCACATGAATCTCAATGGCATCTTTACCTTCATATTTAGTAGGAACTAATTTCAAGTTATTAAAATATATATTGTTTGCCTCATAGATAGTATCACCAAAGTCTTTTATTTCAGCATTTGTCATACCATCATATTTTTCATAATATCCTAATTTAAAAGCATCTCTTAATATTTTTTTTATTTCTTCTTGTCTATCTTCATATGTTATACCAGCAACTTTGAAATAAACTGCTTTTACTGGATGTTTAACAGTTGTATTATTTATGGTTTTTATTGTTTTTGTTGAGTCTTTGTTTGAATTATTATAATCTATATAAATAATTAGTAGAATAACAAACCATATAAGATAAGTAAATAATCCTAATGCTATATGTATCCATGGTTTCCATTTTAATATTTTCAATTCAATTGCATATTTCTTCATTTTTTTCTTCTCCTTATTTCGATAACAACACCTAAAACTTTAACTGGAATATTAATAACATCTTCTCTAGTGAATACATAAGGTTCATATTGATTATTTAAAGGTTTTAAAATTAAAGTATTATTTTGTTTTATAACTCGCTTAAAAGTAGCATCGTTGCTATTAACCATTACTACACAGTCATCACCTGAATTACAATCGTTTTGTTGTTTTACTATAAGTACATCTCCCTCTTTGTAATCAGGGAACATACTGTCGCCCTCAACTCTAAGTGCAAAAAAATTAGTATCATTATTTAACATTGATATAGGGATTTCTTCGTATCCTAAAACATCCTCTATAGCCTCAATGGGTATTCCAGCAGGTATTTTCCCGAGAATAGGTATTTTAACCATCTGAGTAGATGTTTTTATGTATCTAGCATTATCTATATTAATAGAAGATATGTCATCTTTTCTTTCTAATGAAGTATCATATCCCATTAACCATCCCTCATCAACATCAAGTGCTAGGGCAATAGCATGAATGTTTTCTTGCTTGGCATTATAATTTCCATTTACATAATTACTGATAAGTGATTTATCTAAATGAGCCTTACTAGATAGTTCTGACTGCTTAATACCTCGTAGAGCCATTGCTTTTTTTAATCTAGTAGAAAAACTATTGTCCATATTATATCTCCTTTCATTATTATTATAAACATAAAAATGAGAAAAATCAACATTAAAACAATAATATGCGTAAATAATTGAAAAAACTCAACAAAAAGTGTTGACTTTATAAAAAAGAGTGTGTAAACTGATAATAGAGGTTGAGAAAACTCAACCACGAAGAAAGGAAGTGAAAAGAATATGAAGTATGAATTTGATTATTCTAAATTAAAGGGTAGAATAAAGGAAAAATTTAATTCTCAATCAAATTTTGTAAAAAAATTAAACATGTCAGAACAAGTATTTAGTAAGAGAATAAATAATCAAGTTCAATTTGATTCATCAGAAATAAAGAAAATGGTAGCATTGCTTGAAATTAATGATGATGAGATAAGTGAATATTTTTTTAAAGAAAAAGTTGAGAAAACTCAATAATTAGTCGCTAAACTAAATTAAAACAAAATAAGGAGGATTTTTATGAAAGATGAAAAAAGCCTCTTAAAAAAACTCATTGAACTTTATGAAAAACAAGAAAATATAAAGGTTAAATATGTAATAAAAGAAAGAGGTAAAAAGAATGAAAAGATATAGATTAAAACCACGGGTAAAATACTCACTAGCAATAATAGGATTAGTAATTGTAATTCTAGGATTAATAACAATTTTAAATAACGATATGGAAAAACACATTGAAAAAGTATCAATGCAATGTGCAGAAAAAGGATATGGAATCAAATCCTATCATACAAAAGATGGCGATAGGTTCTATACATGTAATGTGGGTGATGAAAATGACTAAAAGAAGTCAGATAACTGATATCATCGCACATTTAAGAAAATATAAATCAATTACATCTAATGAGGCTATAAAAAGATATGGTGCAACTAGATTATCAGGAATAATATTTATTTTACGAGAAAAAGGATTCGGTATAGAAACTGAAATGACACAAGGTAAAAATAGATATGGACATATTAGTAATTATGCTATCTATCATTTAATCAAAGATATTGAGGAGGACGAGAAATGATATTAAAAACATTAGAAATACTGGCATTAGCAATCATCATAACATTAGGAATATCAATTATCCTAATAATGATTAAGACAGTAATTAAAGAATTAAGGAAAAAATAAATGGCTAAATACGATAAAGACACAAAGTTTTATTGGTTATTATTAAAAGAAGATTTCTTTGATGATGATGCTATAGATTGGTTAGAAAGCCAAAAACCTAATGGTCGAGATTATGCTTATTTTTACTTAAAATTGTGTTTAAAAAGTTTAAAAACAAATGGTATTTTAATTCGCAATGTAGGAAATATGTTAATACCATATGATAATAAAAAATTATCTGAGATGACAAAAATGGATTTTGACACAGTCACAATCGCTATGGAATTACTTAAAAAAATAGGATTAATAAAAATATTAGATAATGGTGAAATATATCTTACTCAATTAGAAAATCTTATTGGTTCTAAAAGCCTCGGTGCATTTAAAAAACAACAACAAAGATTATTAAGAGGACAAGAGGTGGACAAGTGTCCACCAAAGATAGAACTAGAACTAAAGTTAAAAGATAAAGATAGAGATAAAGATATAGTTATATCTAAAACTACAACTATATATGAGTATATCGAAAATAATTTTGGAAGAACTTTAAGTTCAATAGAAGTAGAAAAGATAGATGACTGGTTGTTGTCGTATGATGAAGAAATAATTAAATATGCAATAGAAATATCTACTTTAAATAATAAAAGGACATTTAACTATGTTAATGGAATATTAAGAAATTGGAAAACTGCAGGATATAAAACACTACAAGAAATAAAAGATAATGAACTACCTAAGCATAGAAAATTATCAGAAGAAGAACAAAAAGAAATAGAAGAAATATTTGATTATGATTGGTTAAATGAGGGAAATGATGGTGAGGAGAATGAAGATGATTAATCATATATATGAACATCTAAAGACAAGAAAAAAATATAATACTTTACAAGTAAAATATGATTTTAAATGTGATGAATTAGAAGAAAAAATAATTCAATATAATACTGAGAAAAAAACAAAACTTTTACAACGAGATTTATATGAACAGAGAATAAAAGACCTTACTGAAAATAATATTGACCTACGTCAGGAAATAATTCAATTAAAAAAAGAAATAAAAGAATTAAAAAAGGGAGGTAAAGATGGAACAAGAACTGCTGAATCTAAAACAAAAGTTAAAAAAAGTAGAGGAAGAAAATCAAAAAATTGAGGAACTATTAATCAAGTTTGATAAAGAAGTTAATAAACAACATTTGCTTATTCAATCAATAAAAAAATATTGTATGAAAACACATATGACAATAGAAGAATATGAAACATTAATTGAAATGGTGGGTGAATAATATGGCAATGCCAATAGGTGCAATAGCAGGAAGTCTTGCATCAGTATGTGGACATCATAACCACAACGAATTAAAAGATGAATTTAATGCTAAGTATTATGAAGATTTAGAGAAGTTAAAAGAAAAAAGAAGTTTAATATTAGACTATTTAAAAAAAACATTTAAAGCAGATATAGTCGCAATTGATGAAAAAATTGATTTTAATAGCACAATCTATAATTTAAAGTTTGGATATATAGGCATTGGAATAAGATTAGAAAACAACATGATTATAAATGCTGATATTGAATACTTATATAGATATTCTTACGATTTAGTGTTTAATGAATTAATTAAAATTACTAAACAAAAATATGTTAATTGAGAAAGATTGGAGGATTTAGATATGACTAAAGAAGAAATAAAGACACTAATTGGACAACTTAAATATCTAAAAACCAAATATGAAAGTAAAATTCGCATAATAGATAATTATATTTATGATTTGGATAGATATACTTGGGACATTGATGATGGAAGTACAATAGATGAATTTAGAGAAAAAACTAAATATATATTTAATGAAGTTGATGAATTTTTACTTAAAGAAGATTAAGTTGTTTAGGAGTTAGATTATATGAATGAGTTAGCATTAGAACTTACTAGAATATATATTGAATCCAAAAAGAATACTTCATCTACTAAAGAAGAAGTATTAAATACATTTTTCTATTTTAAAGAAAATTTAATTCCGAAAGCAATTATTAAAGCTTGTCCATCTGATATAGATGGTAGTAAATTAGTTGATTTATCCAAGATAAAACCAATTAAAAAATAGCAAAAAGTATAGATTATTAAAAAATGCTAAAAAAACTTATTAAATAAAGCAAAGATAGATATTTGATAGGTGCAATATAATATTATGGTTATCTTGCTAGGTATATAAAGAAGAAAGAGGTGAAGTCAATATGACTAAAGAAGAAATCAAAAAAGAATTAGATAATTTTATTGATACTGAGAGATTAGATGAAAAATCAAAAAGAACAATTGGAGATTATAGAAATGCAGTAAATAAGTTAATTGACTTCTTACCTAATGAATTTGAAATAACAAAAAGTTTGATGATAGATTTTAAAGAAGATTTAACCGAAAAAGGATTTAAAGTTAAATCTAAAAATAAATATATTGTCATAGTAAATAAATTTTTAAAATATTTAAAACTAGAAAATTGTACTTTAAAAAAATTTAAAGAACAACAAAAAACATCGATTGATGACCCAATATGGGAACAAGAACATAAAAGGATGTTAAGATGGGCGAAAAAATTAGACATGATGGATATGTATTTAATAATAAAAATTTTTGCTCATTCAGGAGCAAGAATAGATGAATTAAAATATTTCACAGTAGAATCTCTAGATAGTAATTTTATTAAAGGTGCTTACAACAAAGGAAAAGAAAGAACACTTATAATGACTAACGAATTAAAAAGAGAATTAAAAACTTATTGTAAAGAAAATCATATAGAAAGTGGTTATATTTTTGTAAGTCCAGTAAAGCAGGGAAAAATGCTAAACAATAGCACTATATGGAGAAGATTAAAAAAAATATCTAAATCAGCAAAAATTAATCCTAATAAAATACATCCTCATGCATGGAGACATTTATTCGCAAAGAAATGTAAAGAGAATGGTATAGATTTAGATGAGCTTAGAGATATTTTAGGACATAACGATATAAAAACAACTGCAATTTATACTATGACATCCAATAAAGAAAAGAAAAATAAATTAGAAAGGATAAAGTATTAATGGGAGAAAAGATAACTTCAATTATTAACGAACATTTGTGCAGAGCTTTACTTAACAAAGATGAATTAGATTATAGTAAATTTTATAGAAAACAAATAGAGCAATTTTTAGATGTATCAAGAATCGATAATAAGAACTTAAAAAGCAAAATCAATCAAGCAAAACTCAAAATACAAGAAATTAAAGAACATATAGATAAAAGTAAATTTGATGGTATGACTAAAAGCATTCTTATAATGTCATTAAATGAAATAATTTATAGTTTAAATGGCAAGGTTGGTGAGGATAGTGAATAATGAAGATGAAAAAATAAGAAATCATTTAGTTGATGAAATGATGAAAGTATCAGAAACTAATCCTGATGTAATGATTTATATGCAATCATTAATGAAATGCTATGAAGATTTAGAAAAAGAAATAGCTAGACTTAATAATATTACAAATAAGTTAGATGAATTAATAGAACAATATTCTAAAAATGATTATTACTATAAATATAATGGAAAATATTTAAAAAGCGAAATAATCAGTGATTTAAAAGCATTAAAAGGAAGTGATTAATATGGAATTATGGATAAGAAGTCAAAATAAAACTGCCTTAATGAAAATAATTGATATAAGGTTATATCCTGATAACGTGGACAACAAGACAGATATTTTTATTAGAGATATAAATGGAGATATTGTGAGTATAGGCTCATATAAAACAAGAGAAAGAGCATTGGAAATATTAGATGAAATAAGTAATAAAATAAAAAATCAATATATTGTTAAAGCCAATTGTTTAATAAAACCATCTGACATGATGAAAGAAAAAGAATATCTTGAGAATACATATGATGGAGATTTCATAATGCAACCATCAGCATATGAAATAGAGCCAATAAATCCCAATGTTATTTATTATGAAATGCCAAAAGAATAAATTCAAAGATAAGTGTGATATATGTGGTAATTTCGATTATTTAAAAGGAATAAATGATAAATGTTTATGTCCTAATTGTATAAAAAATATTAAAACTGATAACAAACAATTACACAAAAAACAATTAACTATATTTGATATTGATTATAAGAAATAAAAAGAGGTGATTATATTGAAAGGAGAATTTTTAAGTTTAGAAACTGCAAAAAAAATACATAATACCAAAACTGAAAAACCAATCGATAAAAATTTGTTAGAGGCAAATATTAAATTAGTCGATGAAAATAAAATGCTAAAAAGAGATAATGAATTATTAAATAATACATTAATTGAAATAAAAAAACTATTAAGAAAACATAAAAATGATTTAGTTTATGAACAATGGAGCGAATATAAAATATCAGGAAATATCTTATTTGAATTAGTATCAGTATTAGAAAAGGTAGGTGAATAGTATGAGTAAAAAAATAGCACATATCATAGCAATTATAGGGATATTACTAATTGTTAGTGGTTTAGTTATAACAATAGTTATAGATGAAAACAAAATAAAAGAATTTGAATCAACAATCGAATTAAAAGATGAATTAATAGAACAACAAGGTAGAACAATAGTAAAATTAAGAGCTGAAAATGAGGCTTTATGGGATAACTATTATATGAATGTTAGTGAATACGATGGAGAATATTATGAGTAGTATTTATTTAACATATGAAGAATATAAAAGGAACTATTATAAAGTTCAAAAATTATATAATGAGATATTAGAAGAAAAAGAAAAATTGTTCGCAAAAACTCAACCTAAATCGACAAAATTCGACAAAATTAATGTAGATGGTGGAAACATAAGTAATTCATTCGATGATTATTTAATTATAAAAGAAAAAAAACAAATAGATAAAAGACTAGATGAAATAAAAATAATATCAGAAGATAGAAAAAAATTATTAGATGCTAAAGAAGATGAACTTAGAAAAAGTAAAGAGTGGATTGATAAGATATATGTATATAAATATATAGAAAATCTACAAGTTAGAAAAATAATACATCTAGTGCCATATGAAGAGGCTCAAGTGTATAGAAAATTAGAAGAAATTAAAAAAACATTGAAAGAGAGGAAAGAAAAATGAAAAAAACAATAATTATAACAGGAATTGTATTATCTATAATTTTAATGATAGGAATAAAATTTGCAACAACTAATAATAGAGTTGTAGTTTTAGAAGAACAAATAAAGGAAAGTGATTCGGCAATTAAGATTCAAGAAAAAAGAAGAATGGATTTAATTGTTAATTTGGTTGATACAGTAAAATCATATAATAAATACGAACAAGAAACGTTAAGTGAGATAGTAGATGCTAGGTCAAAGGCATTAGATGGTAAAATTGAAGATGCAGAAAAATTGATAAATGTTGTAGTAGAAAAATATCCTGAATTAAAGTCAAACGAAAATTATAAGCAAGTAATGACTGAAATGTCTATAACTGAAAATTTAATCGCAGAACATAGAAATAATTATAATGACCAAGTCAAAAACTATAAAAAATACACAAAAAAATTCCCTAATAATATTATCTTAGGAATTATGGGATATGAAAAAATAAATTATTCTTACTTAGATTATGAAGTGTCACAAGATGCACCAACTAATTTATGGGATTAAGTTATGGAAATTACTAAAAGAGAAATAATGGTTTCAATTATTATCTTCTTCTTACTATTAGGACTAGGATTCTTATTTCATAATTTAATAATAGAAAATTATATATTAGAAATCGAAAAGTACAATAAAGCTTTAAAGATAGATAATGATGTGAAATTGTTTAAATATAGCGTAGATACCGAAGTAGGAAATATATTAGTATATGGGAAATTTAATATTGAAAGTGGTATGACATTTAGCGAATTAAAAAATGATTATACTTATATAAAAAAAGAAACCGAAGAATATAAAAGACATAGTAAACAAGTTTGCAATACTGATAGTAATGGAAATACACATTGTCATACTGAATACTATTATTCATGGGATATTATAAATACTGAATCTAAAAGTGTTAATGATATATTTTTCTTGGAAAATAAATATGCTTATTCTTTATTCAATAATTATCCTGAATATAGATTAAATATAGATTCAAATGTTATAGATGATAAAAAGGATTATGTAAGAAATAATTATTTATACAAAGATAAACAAGGCTTTTTTGGTGCTAGTGTAGGTGATATAAGATATTCTTATTATTATACACCAAAAGAATTTATGGGAACTATATTTGCAAAGGCTAAAAATAAAACAATATTAAATGTTAGTGAATCAGGCAACATAACTATTAACAATAGTGATTTAAATACAACAATAGAAAATAAAAAGAACCAACAAACAATTATTAATGTTGTGTTTTGGCTCATATGGATTATAATTACAGGGTTATTAATATATGGATATATGTATTTAGAAAATGATTATTTAGAGGATTAGAGGTGATTAGATGAAAGTAATAGATTTATTGAATAAACATTATAATTTATTCAAAGAAGAATATAATACACTTACTGAAAGACTACCAATAGCAAGAGAAGAATTAACAGAAGAAGAAGATAAATTGAGAGAACAGGGTGTATCTTATTATTTTCAAAATATTGATGATAGATATAAATGCTTTGAATATAACAAAATAAAAAATGAAATAGAAGAAATAAATGAAAACATACCAAAATTAAAAAATAATATGATTAGAATAAACGAAATTTTAAATAATAGTGAAAGACTAATATCATTAAAAAGAAATGAATTAGACAAATTTTCATATAACAAAATTATTTTAGATAGTGGAACACTTGCAAAAGGTAATTCTAATTCAAATATAAACGGAAATATTGAAGGTGGTATAGGTGGAAGTTCATTTCTAGGATTTGGTTCAATAGATGGTAGTATAAAAGGTAATATAGATGGTAAATCAAATGTAAATTATGAAGAATATATAATTATTAAGTATAAGTATAATTTAGATTTTGAAATAGAGGAATTTCTATTTGATATAAATGAATATATTAATCAAAGGGGATGGTGATTAGATGAAAGTAAAAGATATAACAAAAGGAGATATTATATATTATCGTAATGGTAGAGTTAATATAGTTAATAAAGCTAGTCAATATCATAAGTATTTTACTAACGATTTTAAAAATGTTGCTTGGAATGGATATGACATTGTAAAAATAAAAAGATATGTTAAAATCCTATGGTTTTATAAATTAAAAACTATATATAGGAGGTATTATGAAAAATAGTTTAGTTGATTTAAATAATTATTTATTTGAAGAATTAGAAAGGCTAAATGATGAAGAAGAACTAAAGGAAGATGAATCACTAGAAAAAGAAATAAAAAGAAGTAAAGCAATTACAAGTGTAGCTCAACAAATTATAAATAATGCCAATACAGTCTTATCTGCAAAAAAATATGCTGATGAATATGGACTTAGTAGTAAAGAAATTCCTAAAATGTTAGGAACAAGTGAAGATGAAAAATAAATATACTAAAGAACAAAGAGAATTTCTTATAAAAAATAACCATCTAAAAACATCTCAAGAATTAGCAGATATGTTTAATAAAAGATTTGGAACTAACATAACCAAAGTTAATATAAAAAACTTTAGAGGTAATAATCATTTAAATAGTGGATTAACTGGTCAATTCAAAAAAGGAAATATTCCACATAATAAAGGAAAAAGACAAAATGATTATATGAGTATAGAATCAATAGAAAAAACTAAAGCAACTAGATTCAAAAAAGGAAATATTCCAGCAAATCATAGAGATGTAGGTTCAGAAAGAATAACTAAAGATGGATATATAGAAATTAAAATAAAAGAGCCTAATAAATGGCAGTTAAAACATAGATATATTTATGAAAAAAAATATGGTAAGATTCCAAAAGGATATAATTTAATTTTTCTCGATGGAAATAGAAAAAATATTGATTTATCAAATCTTAAATTAGTTAGTAAATCAGAGGATTTAATAATGAATAAAAATAAACTATTTACTACTGATAAAAACATAACTAATACAGGTTCTTTAATAGCAAAAGTTATTGATAAAGGAAATAAATTAAAAAATGAAAGATTATGAACAATTATATTATGACCAAAAATATCAAATAAAACAATTAAAAAATAAAATAAAACAATTAGAAGAAGAATTAGAGATATATAGAATGGTAGGAAAAGATAAAAGTATTAGAAATTTACTTATAAAAGATATATCAAAATATATAGTAAAAAAATCAAAGATGATAGAAAATGATAGAAAATGATAGATTCATTGTGTCATAATACTAGAGTAGAAAAATATCTACATAACTATATTTCCATTAATTTTGTGAGGTTATTATAACCTCTTTTATTTTATTTTAAATTAATTAGAAAAGGAGAAACGTATGAAAAAAATAATTAATATTAGTGGTAAAGATTACACTATGCAATCAAGTGCATTAACACAATTCAAATATAGAGATATGACTGGTAGAAAGTTAATGCAGGATATTAACGAAATAAAGGATTTAAGAGAAAAGAATGATGACATACTTGCAGTGTTAGATGACTTTCTAGAAATATTATTACAAATAACATATGTAATGATAGTAGAATCAGATGCTAAACAAGTAGGCTCATTTGAAAATTTCTTAAAAGGAATTGAAAAATTATTTGATGATGTGAAGTGGGTGGATGAAGTTATTGATTTAGCAGTGACACCCATATCAGGGGGAAATAAAGGAAATCCCCAACAGTTCGCAAAGTGATGAACCAATAGATGAATATGAAATAATGGCTCTCGCTAAAAGATTAAATATAACTATAGATGATATGAAAGAAATGTCATTTGTTAGTTTATTAAATATACTTCTATCTAGTATAGAACCATCATCTGATGGAACTAGAAAAGCAACTCAAGAAGATATAGATAGAGTATTTGGTTAAAGAAAGGAGAATATAGTATGAAAGTAAAAGTAGAATGCACAACTACATATAATGACTTACAACTAAAAAAACAAATCAATAAAGGAGAACAAATCGTAGTATCTAAAGAAAGAGCTGATGAGTTAACATCTTTAGGATTAGTTAGACAAATAGAAGTCATTAAAGAAGATAAAAAAGAAAATACTAAATTAGAAACTAAAACTGAAAAAGCAGTAAGAAGTAAGAAAACAAAATGAGTTATGGAATAAGAAAAGATTTCTATAATTCTAAAGCATGGAAAACTGCTAGAAAAAATATATGGATAAAGCAGAATCTATTATGTAGTAGATGTCATAAGCCTGTTTATGTTGATGGATTAAGTAAGTGGATTCCGAAAGATAAAAGGCGAATAGGAATAGTACATCATAAAGAATACTTAGATAACACTAATGTATATGATGATAATATTACACTTAATGAAAACAATCTTGAGGGATTATGTAAAGAGTGTCATGAGTTAGAGCATCATCAAGACCAAGTGACAAGAAAAGATTATATGTTTGATTCTGATGGAAACCTAGTAAAAAGAACCTGATATCCCCCCTAGAGGCGATAAATCAAGCCTCAATGAGAAACCGAGGAGAGAGCCTTCAAAAAATGTGCAGATTCGTGCATATCCCCCCTACTTTGTAGAAAGGAGAACAAAATGGACAAAATAAAGCCAATTAATTTTAAAAACCTTAAAAAATTGTTTAATGAAATGAACAATGAAAAAGGTATGTTAGGTTTAGCACTTATTAAAGAATTAGAGTTTATGAAAAAGACATTAAATAAACTAAAAAAAGAATTAACTGATAAAGGTGTAGTCACTGAAATGTCGCAAGGAAAATATAGTATTGAAAGGGCGAATCCAGCTCTTACACAATACAATTCTATGATTAAGAATTATCAATCCACTGTAAAACAAATAAATGATTTATTGCCAAAAGATTCTATGGATAGTTATGACGACTTTGACAATGACGACCTATGACATATATAGAAGAGTATTACAAGTGGATAGAAAAAAATCCTAATAAGGTATGTAAAAAAGTAAAAACAATTTATAAAAGATTAGTTGATGATATAAAGACACCGAAAGTGGTGTCTTTTACTAATCAAGAAACTGGAGAAACTGAAACTCATACATATATTTTTGATGAAAGAAAAAGTTTAAGATGTATTCATTTTATTGAAAAATATTGTCGACAATCAAAAGGCCAATGGAATGGACAACCATTGAAATTAGAACTATTTCAAAAAGCATTTGTACAAGCCTTATTTGGATTTGTTGATAAAGATACTGGTTTTAGAAAATATAGAAAAGCGATATTATTTGTTGCTAGAAAAAATGGAAAATCTGTATTAGATTCAGCTATAGCAAATTATATGCTAACTAAGGATGGAGAGGGTGGAGCTGAAATATATTCAGTTGCAACTAAACGTGACCAATCAAAAATAGTTTGGGAAGAATCAAAGAAAATGATAAAGAAATCGCCTAGCTTAGCTAAAAGGATTCGTTGTTTGATTGGTGGTATTTATTATGATGCAACTGATTCAACATTTAGAGCATTAGCTAGTGATAGTAATTCGTTAGATGGTTTAAATAGTCATTTAGTAATAGCAGATGAAGTACATGCATGGAAAGATAAAAATTTGCTTGATGTTATGTATGATTCTATGAGTGCTAGGCAACAACCTATATTACTTGAAACAAGTACTATGGGAACTATCAGACAAAATGTCTTTGATATTGAGTATGACTATGCAAGTCAAGTTATTGATGGAACTATACCTGATGAAGTTTTACTACCAGTGATATATGAATTAGATGATGAAAAAGAATGGGTGAATGAAGAGGCATGGTATAAGCCTAATCCATCTTTAGGAAAAATAAAATCAGTTAAAGCATTAAGAGAAAAGGTTCAAAGAGCTAAAGCTAATCCTATTGAATTAGTTAATTTATTATGTAAAGATTTTAATGTTCGACAAAATAGTGTTAATGCATGGCTTACATTTGATGATTTGAATAATGAAGAAATATATTCAGATTGGAAAGATTCTTATTGTATAGGTGGATGTGATTTATCTAGTACTACTGACTTAACTTGTGCAACTATACTTGGTGTAGTAAAAGGAAAAATAAGAGTTAAGCAGATGTATTGGATTCCAACGAATTTTTTAGAAAAAAAAGTTTCAGAAGATAAAATTCCATATGATAAATGGTTAAAGGCTGGTTATTTGAGATTAAGTGGTGACTCTAAAATTGATTATCACGATATAACTAAATGGTTTATTGAACAAGTACAAGAATTTGATTTAAGACCACTATGGGTAGGATACGATAGTTGGAATGCTCAATTTTGGTGTGATGAAATGAAAAGTAATGGCTTTGATATGGTTGAAGTAAGACAAGGTTATAAAACTGAATCAGCACCACTAAAACAAATGAAAGCTGATTTGATGGATAAAAAAATTAATTACAACAATAATCCAATATTAAAATGGAATCTATCAAATGTAGTTGTAAAAGTAGATGATAATGAAAATATTATGTTATCAAAAGAAAAATCAAGACAAAGGATTGATGGTGCATCTAGTTTAATGGATGCATATGTAATCTATGTTAATAAGCAACAAGAATATTTAGATTATGTTAGTGAGGAGGTTAAATAATGGCTAAAAGAAGTTTATTCAGCAGATTATTTGGTAATGATGATAATAGTATAACTCCACAAAATGCGACTGAATTTACAGTGTTAAATGGAAATAAAGCAGTTTTTACTAAATATAATGGTGACTTTAAAAATGATACTGATGTAAGGGCTTGTGTAGATGCTATTGCAAGAAATGGTGCTAAAATGCATCCAAAACATATCAGAAATTTTAAAGGAAAGTTTGAAAACTTAAAAGATAATCTTTATAGTTTAATTGCTAAGCAACCAAATGAATTGCAAAATGCATATCAATTTTATTATCAAGTAATATCTAATTTAGAATTATATAACGATAGTTTTATATATATGCAAAGAGATAAAGATTTAAAAATAACTGGTTTATATCCATTAGATTTTAGTGAGGGTAAACTTTATGAATATCAAAAAAAGATATGGATTAAATTTAAATTTGGTCGTTCAAAAGAAAGATTTGTGCCATATGATAGTTGTATTCATTTAACAAGATTTATAAGTGATAGTGGCATTACTGGTGGCTCTACTACACCAATAATTAAAACTTTATCTATGAAACATATACTAGATGAGGGTATTATAAATGCTATTAAAACAACTCAATCAATAAAAGGTGTCATTAAATCAACTAAGGCAATGTTAAAGCCTGAGGATGTTAAAAAGATGCGTGACCAATTTGTTGAAGATTTTATTAATAATTCAGATAAGAGTGGTATTGGTGGATTAGATGCAACATCAGAATTTTCACCAGTTAAGATTGAACCGACTACTGCAAGTGATAGTCAAGTAAAGAGTATTGATAATAAAATACTCTCTTATTTTGGTGTAAATGAGGCAATTGTTCAATCTAAATATAGTGAAGATGAATGGAATGCTTTCTATGAATCAGTATTAGAACCAATTGGCTTACAAATGAGTTTAGAATTTACAAATAAAATATTTACACCTACTGAAAAACATTTTGGAAATGAAATAGTATTTGAAAGCAATAGACTTCAATATGTATCTAATAATACAAAAGTTAATTTACTTAGATATGCAAATAATATAATGACAGTCAATGAATTAAGAGAAATATTTAATTTAGCACCTAGAGATGATGGTGATGTTATAATGCAAGATTTAAATCATATTGATAGTTCAATAGCAAATGATTATCAAGTAGGTAATGGTAATAAAAATGATGATGAGAAAGAGGGTGAAGATGATGAAAGAAAAAGAAATTAGAAAATTAGATTTACAATTTAGAGCAGAAACAAATGAAGATGAAAAAATGGAAATTAAAGGATATGCAGTAGTATTCAACAGTCCTGAAACTTATGGATATACTGAGGTTATTGATGAACATGCATTAGATGAGGCAGATATGTCAGATGTAGTCTTAAGATATAATCATAATGATAGTTTTATGGTATTAGCAAGAACAAGAAATAATAGTTTAAAACTAGATAAAGATAAAAAAGGTTTATTTATGGATGCTATATTACAAGATGATATAACTGAACATAAAAATATTTTTAATGCTATAAAGAGTAAATTAATTGATAAACAATCATTTGCATTTACAGTAGAAGAAGATGAATATGACTATGAAACTGATACTAGAACTATTACTAAAATAGGTAAATTATTCGATGTATCGGTAGTAGACCAACCATTCTATAATGCAACTGATGTTAGTATTGCTAGTAAAAATGATGATTTCTTAGAAAGAAGAAAAGAACTAAGAAAACAACATGAAGAAAAGAAAGCCTTAAAAGAGGCAAAAGAAAAACTAATTGCAAAATTAGGTTAATACGATGATGGAGAAAGAACTGGAGAGTTCTTTTTTTGTTGGTGGACACTAACTAAGTCGTTTTAATAAAGGCTGGAGAGCCATATTGGGAAGTTGTATCGCCCTAAAGAGTACTAAAAGATAAGGAGGTCAATTATGACAAGAAAAGAAGAAATTGAAGCTCGTAAAGTTGAAATTCGTGAAGAAGTTGAATCAACAGAAGATATAGAAAAAGTAAAAGAACTTGATAAAGAAGTTGATGCTTTAAATGAAGAAGAAACTCAAATCGAGGAACAAGAAAAAAATGAAGATATTGCAGTTGAAATGGAAGAGAAAAAATCTGCAGTAAAAGAAATTAAAATGGAGGAAAGAAAGATGGAAAAGAAAAAAGAGTATAGAGATATATACTTATCTAAATTAATGGGAAAAGAATTAAATGAAGAAGAAAGAGATATTCTAGTTGCTAATGATGGTGCTATCCCAACTGAAACTCAAAATACAATTTTTGAAAAAGTAGTAAAAAAAGCACCTATGCTAGATGAAATTACATTATTAAATGTAAAAGGAAATGTATCTTTCTATGTTGAGGGTACTAGAACTGATGGTGCTGACCATGTAGAGGGTCAAGACATTACTGAATCAGAAGTGCCTTTATTAAAAGTTGATTTAGCAGGTACTGAAATAGTTAAATTAGTGACTATCAGTGATACTGTTAAAACAATGTCTATTTCAGCATTTGAAGAATGGTTAACTGATATGTTATCAGATTCAATCGCAAATGCTATTGAAAGTAAAATCTTAAATAAGATTGAAACTACTGGAACTCCAGTAAATGGTTCATTAGATGCTAGTGGATTAAGAAGTTTAGTAGCAGGACTACCTGCAGGATATGAAAATGGTGCTAAGTTCTATGTTAATAAATCATTATTCTATAACAATATCTTAGCATTACAAGATTTATCTAAAAATGAATTAGTGACTCGTGAAAATGGTAAATATTTCATTCTTGGATATGAAGTATCAATAAGTGATAAAGCTAATAAAGTATCATTCGGAAATGCTAAAAAATTCGTTGGTAATTTAGCAGAAGATATTAATATTCATACTCAATATAATATCGGTAATAACACTTATTCTTATTCAGGTGTTGCTATCTATGATGGTAAACTTGCTGATGCAACTGCATTCCAAGTATTAAATGTTAGTGCATAATTAAAATAAGAAAGGATGTTGACTATGCTAGAAGAAATCAAAAAAATACAAGGTATAAATCACAATGAATTTGATTCAACTATAAATATGTGGATTGAATCTGCAAAATTAGACCTTAAAAGTATCGGCATAGTCGATGCTTTAATTAATAATCCTAATAGTTTAATAAAAACTGCAATAATCACTTATGTTTTAAGTTTTGCTGATGTTTCTAATGCTGATTTGTATGCAAATAGTTATGCATTACAAAAAGATGTATTAAGACATACTTCTGAATATATTATTGATGGTTTATTGAAAGATGAATCAAAAGAGGAAGAATAAACCGATGGAATATAATGAGATTATTTACTTATTAAATCTAGTTAAAACAGAGGATGAGATAGGTAATATTATCAAATCCTCTGAAACTAGAAATAAATGTTATGCCAAAAAGCAAAGTGTTAAAACTGGGGAATATTATAATGCAGTAGAAGTTGGAATGACTCCAAATTGTGAATTTGTTATAAAAAGATTAAATTACAATGGTGAGGAAGAATTAGAGTGGAATAATGAACGATATCAAGTAATTAGGACAATAGACCCTAAGAATAAATTTGATATTGTTTTAGTATGTACGAAAAGAATTGGTGTAAATGGCTAATAGTTCAATATTAGATATAAATGATATACTTGCTGGTTATGGTGACGATATTCAAACATTAATCCAAGATGAGGCAGAAAAAATAGCAAAAGAGGGTGTTAAGACTTTAAAAGCAACTTCACCAAAAAATAAGAAATCGACTGCAAATCGTGGAAAATATGCTAAAGGTTGGAGAGTCAAGAAAGAAAATAAAAGAGGAGAAGTTCACTGTATTATTCATAATGCAACTGATTATCAATTAACTCATTTGTTAGAAAAACCTCATTTAAAAAGAAATGGTGGGTATACTGCTCCAATAGTTCATATAAAACCAGTTGAAGAACAATGTGTATCAGAATATATAAAAAATGTTGAGAATGGCATTAGAAAGGGTAATTAATGGAACATAAAGAAATATATGATTTATTAAAAACTTTAGGTATACCAGTTGCATATAACCACTTTGATGTGAGTCAGAATGTAGTGCCACCTTTTATAGCATATAGAGAAAATACCCCTGATACATTTAAAGCCGATGGTAGAACTTATTATAGACCTTATGAGTTTGAAATAGAACTTGTGACTGAAAAGAAAGATGTTGCATTAGAAAAAACTATTGAGGAATTATTAAATACAAATAACATTCCATATGATAAGTCAGATGAAGTATGGGATGAAGATGAAAAAATATATCATAATTTTTATGAAATATAGCACCTAGGTGCTTTTTTATTTAGAAGAAAATAGGAGGATTAAAATATGTCAAATAAAGTTAAATTTGGATTAAGTAATGTACATATTGCACCAATAACTGCAATATCAGGAGCATCAATAACTTATGGTGAACCATTTGCAATAAAAGGTGCAGTTAATTTAACACTTGACCCTGAGGGAGAAAGTGCTGACTTCTATGGTGATAATACTAAATATTTTAGTGAATTTGCTAATCAAGGATATAGTGGTTCACTAGAAATAGCATTAATAACTGATGAGTTCAGGACAAAAATACTAGGAGAAAAAGTTGATTCAAATGGTGCAATGACTGAAAGTACAAATGATACTATAAGTGATTTCGCATTAGGATTCCAAATTGATGGTGACAAAACTAATCGTAGATATTGGTATTATAATGTATCTGCTCAAAGACCATCAACTGCTGGACAAACAATTGAGGCATCTAAAGAACCTAGCACTGATACATTAAATATTACTGCTACACCAAGAATTACTGATAATAAAGTTAGAACATTCTTAGAAAAGACTCAAGAAAATGCTACTGCATACGATGGATTCTTTGAAGAAGTATATGAACCAGTAGTATCAGCATAATTAAACACTACTCTTATGAGTAGTAAAAAGACTACTCATTGCTACTCTAAAGAGTAGTTTTTTTAGTATTTATAAGGAGGTGAAACTATGGCTAATATAAAAGGTATAACTATTGATATTGGTGGTAATACATCAAAATTAGAAGATGCCTTAAAAAACGTAAACAAAGTAGTTTATTCTACTAATACTGAATTAAGACAACTGAATCAAGCATTAAAACTTGACCCTAAAAATACTGAAATACTATCACAAAAACAAGATGTTTTAAAGAGTAATATTAAAGCAACAACTGATAGATTAAATGCTCTTAAAGAGGCTCAAAAACAAATGGGTAGTTATTCATCTCTAACCGAAGAGCAAAAGGAAAAATATAGAGCTTTAAGTGTAGAAATAGTAAAAGGTGAATCTGCACTTAAAAAGATGAATAATGAATTAAAAAGTCAATCTAGTATAGATTTTTCTAAAGTAAAAGATGGATTATCTAAAGTTGGAGATGTTGCTTTAAATGTTAGTAAAAAACTAGCCACAGTGACTGCTGGAATAACAGGAGCATTAGCAGGTGTAGTTGGTGCTGGTGTTAAATCATATGCCGATTTAGAACAAAATCTAGGAGGTGTAGAAACATTATTCAAAGATAGTTCTGATAAGGTAGTAGAGAATGCTAAAAATGCTTACAAAACTGCAGGTGTTAGTGCTAATGAATATATGCAAGGTGTCACTTCATTTAGTGCATCTCTTTTACAATCGTTAGGTGGAGATACATCAAAGGCTGCCGATGTTGCCGATATGGCATTCAGAGATATGTCAGATAATGCTAATAAATTTGGTACTGATATGGCATCGATACAAACTGCATATCAAGGTTTTGCAAAACAAAATTATACTATGCTTGATAACTTGAAATTAGGTTATGGTGGTACTAAAACTGAAATGCAAAGACTATTATCTGATGCAGAAAAATTGACTGGTGTACATTATGATATATCTAATTTGAGTGATGTATACAATGCTATTCATGCAATCCAAGTAAATATGGATGTTAGTGGATATAGTGCTGACCAGTTGAAAGATAAATTAAAAAATATGTCATTAACACAAGATGAGTTAAAGAAAGTCGCTACTGATATGGGAATATCATATGAAGAGGCATTTAATAAAATGCAAAATGGTACTTTATCAGTTAGAGATGCTCAAGTGTTATTAGGAACTACTGCTAAAGAGGCTGAATTAACAATATCAGGTTCAGTCGCATCAATGAAATCAGCATTTGATAATTTCTTAAATGGTAGTGGAAGTGCAGAAGATTTGGCTGATACTGTCACTAATGTATTAACGAATGTTAGTGATGCAATAGTTAAATTAGCACCAAATATACTAAGTGGAATTGTGACTCTAGTTGAAAAGTTGTTGCCACAAGTGGCAAAAATACTGGTAGACCTAGTTCCACAACTTTTGGATGCAGTTAGCAATATGATAGATAGTTTACTTAATATGGTCACTCAAGACCTTAGTGGACTTCAAGAAACACTAACATTACTTGTAAATAAGATAGTAGAATTTTTTACTACTAACCTCCCAAAAATTATTGAATTGGGCTTACAACTTATAATCGCTCTTGCCAAAGGCATCGCCGAAAGCCTACCTACTTTAATTCCACAAATAATTGATTGTGTATTAAAAATAGTAGAAGTTTTAGTCGACAATATTGATTTAATTATAGATGCTGGAATCCAGCTAATAATTGGATTAATTGAGGGCTTGACTGACCCTGATACTATTGAAAAACTAATGGAAACAATACCAATTTTAATTATCAAAATAGTTGAGGCAGTAATAAAGAGCCTACCTAAGATAATAGAGGCTGGTGCTAGAATACTTTTATCATTAGGTCAAGGTATAATGACTTATTATGGAAAAATCGGCGAATGGATGAGTAATATCATCAATGCCATAAAAGAAAAAATAGGTAATCTTGGCTCAAAAGCAATAGAGTGGGGTAAGGATATGATTCAAGGCTTTATTGATGGTATTAAGAAAATGATAGGAAAAGTTGGTGATGCAGTTAAAGGTGTAGCTGATAAAATCAAAAACTTTTTACATTTCTCAAGACCTGATATTGGACCACTTCGTAATTATGAAACATGGATGCCTGATATGATTAAAGGAATGGTTAAAGGAATCAATAAATCTAGTTATTTACTTGAAAATGCAACTGACAGAATGGCTCAAAAAATGGCGAATAAACTATCTTTCGATGATTTAGTAGGAAATACTACTAGAGCTATGAAAACACTTAACTATGGTGTACAAAACTCGCTAAATCCAATGGTTAATCCTAATGCTAATAGTTTGCTATTAGAAAGACAAAATCAAAATAGTTCAAGTGGTAGTGAGGGAAAAGATGGGTTTACTGCTATTATAAATAATAATTCTAAATATACATCTCCATCAGAGAATGTTAGATTATTAAGACAAGAATATGAATTATATAAATTGAAATATGGAGGGGTTAGATAATGGCTTATTTTTCAGGAACTAAAAAAATTATATGTAAAAATAGTTATGGATATAAATTAGAGTTTGGTTATTCTTTCCCTTTCTATTTAGATTCATATTCGGGCATCCATAGTTATGATGGAAATGTTGCAACTATAAAAAGTGCTTTTGGTGTCGGTGTATCTTATATAGGAACATCAGTAAATCAAAGGAGGATAAATCTAGTAATAGCATTTAAAGATGGTGCTGATTTAATAACTAGAAAACAACAATTATATAATATATTTCCATTAAAAGACCATGGAACATTATATTACTATGAGGGTGATATAGAAAGAAAAATAAATTATTATGTTGAAAATGTTAATTTGGTAAGAAAAGCAAATTATGTATATGCAACAATTAATTTGTTATGTCCTAGCCCTTACTTTATGGATTCTAAAGAAACAATTGCTACATTAAATAACTGGGATAAGTTGTTAACATTCCCACTTGAGATACCTGATGGAACAGGTATTGAGTTTGGTAGTAAAAATAATGCCACTTCAATAGAAATAGAAAACAATTCCCATATACCATATGGATTAACTATTACATTTATGGCTAATGGTGAAGTAGAAAATCCGACATTAACAAATACCAAAACTGGTGAAATAATGAAATTGAATTATACAATGACATTAGGTGAAAAAATAGTTGTCACTACATATAATAATGGTAAAACTATTACTCATATTGATTCTAACGATAATGAAACTAATATTACTAATGCTTTAGTATTTGGTACAAAATTTTTACAAGCACCAAATGGTGTAAATAAA